CTTTGACGACATCTGCAGCGGTGCTGAACAGTTGCAGTTGCTGGTAGGCAACCATCACAGGTTGCGCCAATCCGCGCATCACTGCCCCGAATCCGTTCGCCGCTCCGGTGCCACCGCTGAACAGATTCAACACCGCCGAGATCGCCGGCTTCACAACCAGAAAAGCATCGGTGACCGTCTCGACCGTATCGGCCGCGAAGAGCAGCACAGAGATCAGCGCTTCGACCGCGGACCCCGCCCCCGTCCCGTCGCCTGTCAGCTTCGAGAACACTCGACCGAGCGTCTCGAGCACCTTCGAGAAGTTGTCGCCGCTCGTCGTGCCGGGCTCGAACGCTTCGATAATCGAGTCGATCGTGCCCTGGATGTCGATGTTGCCGAACGCGTCGGTGATCGAGCCAGAGATGCGGTTGAAAATGTCGATGATCTGCTGACCGCTCTCGCCCGCTGGATCGAGAGCGGCCGTGAGCTCAGACATGGCCTGCACGGCCGGGCCTTTGCCGACGTCGAAGCTCTTGAAGAGATCTTCGACACGTGACTTCAGGTTCTCGAGACCGCCGGTGATCGTCGAGTTCTTGAACTCTTGCGCGAGCCCTCCGACGCTCTTTCCGGTCTGCTGCTGCAGCGCGCGAAGCGCAGCGTTCGTCGCTTCGCTTGGGTCGATCTTGCCAGCCTTGATCGCCGTCTCGATCGCTGCTGTGAGCTCGGCGCGCTTGGCATCTGCTTTGCCGAGTTGACCGCTCGCCACGAGCTTCGAGAGCGCATCGGCCTTGCCCTGCATACCGAGCGTCTTTGCGAGCTGGCCGAGCACCCTATCTTGGCCACCTTGCCCAAGCTGCGCCTCGATGGTGGCAATGGCCGAGCCTTGCCCCTTCTTGAGCTGGGCGATGCCATCGGCGAACGCATTCGAATCGCCTCCGAGCTGCGAGATGTCGGCCATCCCCTGCAGCAGATCTTTGGCGGCCTGCCCCTTGATCCCCTTGCGACCGAGCGCGGTGATCTGCTTGACCGCTTCGTCGGTCGATGTGCCGAGCAGGCGTGCCACATCCGAGGCAGCGGCCATCGCATCTGCGGTCGCCTTGCCTCCACCGAAAACAGCCTTCGCTGTGAAGTCTGTGGCTTCGGCCGCCATCTGCACCTTAAGGGCATACATGTACAGCGTGGCGACGAGTCCGACGGCTGCGAGCGACACGCCAGCGACGGCAGCGGCGAAAGTCTGCACGAGTGCAATCGAGGTGCTGAGGCCAGCCGAGATCGCCGTGCTCGCAATGGCAAGCGGTGCACTCATCGCCTTGAAGACGGTGTTCTTTGCTACCTCCTTGCCCTTCTCGCCAAACGAATCGACGAGGAACTTGGAGAGCAGCGAGTCCTTGCCGAAGGTCGACTCGACGCGGTCCTTTGCCTTGGTCAGCCCATCGGTGAGCTTCGACGACAGCTTCTCTCCCCATGTCGGCGGGAACTGTTTTTGCGCGTCGAAGTTCTCGAAGAGCTTCTTGCCGACCCCTTCGCCGGATACCTTGTTGACCGAGTCCCCTACTTTTTCGAGGGCCTTGGATGCAGCCTTCGCAGGCCCCGAAACGTGGTCGACAAGAGTGAGTGTAAACTCGACGGCGTTTGCCACGACGTGGGCCTTTCAGGAGCTGAGGAACGCGTTGATCTGCACGAGGAAGCGGGCGAGTAGAATGGCCCCCGCTTCAGCCTCCTCTGAGTCTTCCCGTGCGAGAAACGACGTCAGGCAGTCAGCAGCGAAACCAATATCCCGGTCGCACTTGCCGATCAGCTCCCTGCTTTTTTTGCCGAGGCCTCGACGTTGTTGCCGAGCATCTCGACAACTTTCGCGCCGAACACCTCGGTGCCAGCCGGGAACGCGTCGAGCATCTTGTCGAACTCTTCGCGGCTCGGCGATACCAGCACATCGAGCAGAAGCGTCTCGACCGCGAACTCTTTCTTGTCCGGAGCGAATGCGGCTGACCTGTACGCCTTGTATTCCGCGCGACGTGGACGACGCACGGCGACCTCGTAGGTCACGCCTTCGAACTTCGCCTCGAGGAGGTAGACCTTCCCGTAGGCGGCCTGCAGCTTGTCGGTCTCTTCTTTGCTGAACGGCATCGTGTCCTCACTTCATGTTGGGAATGGGATCGAACCCATTCCACTTGATTTTCATCACGCTGAGATCGTGCTTGCGGACCGATGGATCCGAGCCGGATGCGTTGCTCGAGTCGTTGCCCTTGAGGCGAACGCCGACGATCTCGTCTTGCACGAGAGGTAGCCCTGGCTCGCGATATGATGACGTGATCGTGAAGCTCTTGAAGAGAAAGCCGGGGCCGAGAGCGGCCTTGATGACCTCGTAAGTCGCCAGGTAGAACGTAATCGACCCATCGGCCTTGTATTGGCCTCCGGTGCGATAGAGCATCTACCGAGCGGCGCCGTAGCCTTCACCAGGCTCGCACGTGTCTTTGTAATTCAGCTCTTTGACACCGCGGTACGTGATGCCGTTGATCTTGATCTCGATCGAGCCGTAGTCGTAGTGGTTGCCGTTGATGAGCGGAAATCCGGGTTCGTTCATGACTCATGTCCTCAGGAGAGCGCCGCGGTCAGTGCTGGATTCTCGAAGCCAATATCGACCTCGATGTCTTCGGCCTTGCCATTCGGACGCACGCGAACCTTGACCGGAACAATGCCAGTCGAGAGGATATTGGATGCCCGATCGACCGTCACCGAAGCGGCGGACGCTTGACCGTTCTGCACCACTGCGGCCTTCAGCTTCACGCCGACATTGGTTTCGATGTCGCGCGCAGCTGCTTCGTCGATCAACCCGAGCTCGTCGACGGCCAGGTCTTCGTTCAGATATTCTAGCATCGCACCGCGAACCGTCTCGCACGCGACGTCCATCACCTGGCGCTTGTGGATCTGGTCGAAGTCGCTGCCCGTCGCGGACATGAGTCGGCCGCGTGTGAAGTAGAAACCCACTTTGCCCACGAGCGTGCGCGCGGTGATAAAACGCGCAGCGTCGAGACCAGGGGTCGCATTCTCGTCACGCGTGAGCGCCGTGATGCCCTTGATGGGACCAGAAGCTACGCGGCCAAGATGCTCGCCGATTGGAATCCTGGCAAGGCGGGCGCTCGCGCTCCATGAGAGCGGACGCTTGTAGAGCCTCCCGCTGATCTGCGAGGTGAGTTCGTCGAAGCCGGCGCAGACGCCCACCCGGCTCGAGACGAGACTGGCGAACGCAGAAATCAGGTTGCCGTCCGTGTCATCTGCAGCCTGCATCAAACCGAAGATGTAGCGAAACTGTGTTTCCGCTTCGTCCATCTTGGTGCTCAAGGTGCCGAACATCGTGGCCGACCCCGAGGCCGACGAAGCCCTGCCAATCACATGGATGAACCGATACACCTCCGGGCGAGCCAGGGCGACGTCGATGGCGTCTCCGAGGTCACTCGTGCTGTACCCTGGCGCAGTACAGTTGAACGCGAACTTGTCACCCACCCGGAACGCCGTGCCGGCCCCGTTGGTCCACGTTAGCGTGAGGTCCGTGTCGGCCGGAGAATAGACGCCGCTGGTCGGCATCGCGATCTCTGGAGACCAGGTATCGCCACCATCCAGCGAGTACACGAACGCGGCGGTCGCGGCGGCGAGGTTCGCCCCTCCGCGGGTGATTTTCGCGATGACCTCGAAGTCATCATAGGGCGCGCCTGTCACTGCGAGGACGCCCGTGGAGGCCGTCCCACTGGCTCGCGTGACAGTCACCGATCCTGCGACGCCAGCGACGGTGGGATCGACAGGGACCGCATACACAGGGCCGCCAGAGAGGGTGAGGTCGTGCGCGATTGACTCGACGAGCGGACCCTTGCCGAGCGTCGTACGAGCCTTCGTTGGGTCGGTAAACGAGTACCAGGTTCCAGGCGTTCCTAGTGAGCAGACGCCCACGGAAACGTGTGGGCCCTACAGCGACGACGCAGCGACGCCGATCGCGCCATCTGCGACTGCGAGATTCACTTCTGGTAGCGTGCTCATCGAATCACCGTCCCTTTCGCGAGTGCGATCGCTTCATCAAAATCTTTCTCGGTCAACTCCGCGCCGATCGGCCAACCATGCCCCGCTCGTGCTGCGGCAAGGACCGATGGCTTGATTTTCTTTTCCGACGCCCAGACCTCGAACGGCTTGCGTTCGGCCTCTGCCTGGGCTGGTGACGCAGCTTGTTCAGTCGACGGCGGGCGCTCGGCATCGAGCTCGTTTGCGTCGCCTGAGTCATTGTGCGGAGTGATCTACGAGGTCATTGGCGGGCTCACTGTATCACGGTTTTGGAACAACGCCCTCAAGCGACCCGTTGCCACGCTGATGCTCACCAGAGAGCGTCGTACCGGTGACACGAGCCGTTTGTTTGGAATCAGTGACCAGGCAGAGGATGTGGAAGGTCAGCAAATACAATGCGCCATCGTGCCGGTATCCTGGCGTTTGCTCTGTCGCCCACTGGCCAGAGTCGGGGGCGACCGACGTGGTCTTGAACGTACGGAATGCCTTGATCGTTGCAGGGATGAGCACCGTCTCGATCTGGTCTCGAGCGGCCTCCTGTGTCTCTCCGCTACCCCAGATGTGAGCGATACATGAAACGTTTCGAGTCGATAGGATCTTGACGTCCTTCGACGACGATTGGAGTGCGGGCCCGTAGCTCTCGGAGAGCGCAACGAGCACCACGCGCGGCGCGGCATCCGAGTCGCTCACGGCGAGAGCGCCTGTTTTGAAAAGCACCCCAGGAAGCTCTCGCGTCGCCGCCTCGAGCAAGACCTGTTCGATGTGATCGAACACCTCGGAGATGGGCCCCTTGGTAGTCATTGAAGCAACGCCTCGACCGTTTCCTTGGCCACCTCAGACAGCGCTGTCGCCCATTTGCCTGGGAGGTCTGCCGTGGGCAGGAATGGTCGAGCGGGGATGGTGACCTGTTTGCCGAAGGCGATCTTCAGCTTCGACGAGTAGAGAGTCTTGGCTTTCTTGACTCGGATCGTTGCACCGTTCTGGTGCACGCCGGCGTAGAAGACATTTGTTCCGAGGTGAAACCCAAGGTCACTTACCTCGAGTGTGATCGAGCTCCGCGGGCGACCGGAATCCACCAGCGGCATGCCACCGCGAACAGCAAGTGGAGCCCATGCGGCGCCGTCTGGAGATGTGCCGGAGGCGAACCCCTGGAATACGAGATCGCGCGCCTCTTCGCCCATCTGCTTCGCAACAACGCGGACGGCTTTCGGGAGCGAGCCGATCTTCTGCGCGAGCCTTTGCGGGCCCGTAACGTTGCCGGACGCCTTGATCGAGATGCCGCCGCTCACGAGTCCACCGTGTCATCTTGGCCGCCTCGATTGCCCCAGCCTCGCCGGGGCTTCGACGTCATCGACGAGCCCCCTTCGACGGTTTCCGGGGTCGCATCTACGAGCCATGCGGGGGTCACGCGCCCCTGAGAGATCTGCTCGAACCAGCGCACTGCGGTATCGTGACGGGTCACGAAGACAGCGTCGGCCGAGCTCTCGGGATTGAACCCACCTTGCGACAAGGCGTCGAAGAACGCCACGGCGCAAACCGCGCGTTCGAGGTCTCCGCCCCACGAGGTCAACGGCAGGGTGTACCGGCTCGGGAAATATCCGTTCGCCAGATCGGTTGCATCTTGGAGGAACGACTCGAGCGCTTCATCCGAGAACTTCGACAGCCTCTCGCCGGAGCGCTGGCCTCGCAGTTTTGCGGGCGTGGCGTACGTCTGCACGCTCTGCCCGGTGCATGACAGGACGGCGGACGGCGATGTACCGGCGAGCGTCCAGCGCATGCGCACGAAGCGCGAGCAGCCCGGGAAGAGCACCTCGCGCGACGGGCCTACGGAGAGAGCGGGAAAATCAGCGAGAGCGCGCCACGGTCCAGAGGACGCATGCGCGGTCTCAAGTTTGAGGAGACACGTGCCCGACAGCGAGGTCAGGTCGACGACGAGCGCTGCGGTACGCAGCAGTCGCAGATCCACCGCGGCGCCCACCCCTGACGAGGAGAGCGTCTGCGCTGGAATCGGATCGTCGATGTCCTCGCGGTAGGGCACGTTTGCTCACTTCTTCTTCGATGCCGGTGCTGCTGGGGCCGGTGCAGCTTCGGGCTCTCCGGTCGCCGGAGCGCTTGGCACCGGAGCGGCGTCGACGAGACCTCGCTTGCGCGCGAGCTCGACCAGGGCGCGAAGCTCGTCGTCGCTGGGCTCCACACCCAGAGGCATCGATGAGCCGTCTGCGTTCACACGCACGACGACGATCGCTGCCTCTGCCTCGAGAATGTCCGCCTGTTCTGGCGTGACCTCGTGCTCGCTGGCCTCGGGCTCCCACTTGATTCCACAGCGGAAGAAATGCCCGACCTTGTTCGGGACGCAGCGACCCTTGACGCGCACCTTGGGCGCTTCGGTTTCGCTGGACATCAGGTCGCCACGCCTTTCAGCGCGAGGTACCAGAGGCCGTAGCCGCCGTTGCCCCTGGCGCGAACGCCATACTGGAACACGTCGCGATCCCACACGTTGGGGTCGCCGGGGTTCTCACGAGGGACCAGCGCGGGTGCAACCCTTTGCTGGAAAATGAACGGCAGAAGAGGCCGGCTCGTGTCGAGCAGGTACCAGTCGCACGTCGCCTCCACACCGGTGTCTGGCAGGTCGTGCCACACCATCACATCGGCGGTGCCCTGGAGCACGTTCTTGTTGTCCTCTGCCGCCGCGGCGGTGTTCGAGCCGTATACGCGGGCAATGAGGTCGGTGTTGACGATGCGCTTGGCCATCGTCTCGAGCGTGGGGGGGACCACCAGAAGGTTCGGCGTCACGCGGAGCGTGCGGCCATCTTCTTCCTTGAACCCCATCATGCGAGCTCGAGCCTGCGCGTACGTCGTCGCGCTGAGCGGCGAGGTCGCGAGAATGTTGCTCTGCGTTCCGGTTGACGAACGATCCGGGTCCACTGGGTGGTCCAAATCGAAAAAGTACTGCCCATCATGGCAGATGGTCGACGTACCTGCGGTGAACGCCGTGGTGACAAGGTCGTCCGGCCACATCTCGGACTGGTACCCGACATCGGTCATCCAGTCGTTGAACACACCGATCTGATCGTCTTCGATCTCGTCACGCGTGACTTCGGTCGTGTGCTCGAACTTGTCGTTTCCGAGCACGTAGTCGTAGACGCGAAAGTTGTTGTAGGTGCGCTCGCCCAACCAATTGCGCAGCTTCGGCAGCGTGCTGCGAAGCGGGTAGTGGGTCTCCTTGGCGGTCGACGTTCGAAGCGAAGCGACGCGCTTCCAGAGCGGGATTGCGCGGCTCTTGCCCTCCTTGAAGGAGAGGTCGAACTGCTGGAAAATTGCTGCGAGTGTAGAGCCTGTGATCTACATGGTTTTTCAGAGCCCCAGTCCGAGGAGAACCCAGACGCCGTCGGTGTCGACGTCCATCACTTTGCCCGCCCTGGAGCGGGTGCCCGACGCGTCGGTCTTTGCCACGGTCTGGTTATCAACGAGGTAGCAATCCTTGCCCACCTCGGTGACTCCAATCGCGTCCGTCGATGCGCTGTTGTTGTAGCGGAACTGTCCCGGCTCGACCCTGATCTTCAGGTCGCCGCTCGCCCCCGCTGAGTTGTCCACCGTCTCGGCGGCGCGTCCCGCGGTGATCAGCGTGGTTGCTGCGCTCGGGCCTTTTGCATAGCCAGTGGAATCGAGCACGACAATGGTCCCCTTGAGGATAGTCGTGCTCGCCTTCATCGGCAGGCTGTGAACTTCTGGGAGCACATGTGCCCCACGCTTGGGTGTGTTTCGTTCCGTCGCTGCGTTGGACATCAGACCTCCTCCTCGTCGTCGTCATCGGCCTCGACCGCACTGGTCGCTGCCCCGTTTCGAGCCGCGCTGGTGACAGCGCCACGGTTCTTGGCAAGCTCGATCGGGTCTCGGCCGAACTGCCTTGCCACCTCTCGCTCTGCCTTGGTGGGCACCGGATCACCGTTGCCGGCCGGTGGCTTGTGTCGTTGTCCCAGCGGAACAATCGGATCGGCGTCCTCGAGGTACTCGCGAGCGTACGAGACACCACGGTTTCGGATCCGTTGCTCGTTCGCATCGGTGATCTTGCCCTGGGTACGACCGAGCTTAATCAGTCCGTCGAGTTCCTCTTTCTCGTTGCCCTTCTCGAGCTTCACGAGACGAGTGACGAGCGCCGGGACCATCGCCGCCTGCTCTCGAATCTTATCGAAGCGAGCGCGCGCCTGATCGATGTTCGATGCGCCAGTCAGAATCAAAATGTCCCGACGGACGCGCGACATCGTTGCGGCGGTAGAGGCTGGCTTGTCGCTCGCTGCTGACATCGCTGCAGCGTCCCCGCCGTCATCGGCCGAGGGAGCGGGCGGATCTTTCGGATCCTTGGCGGAAAGCCCTTCGACGGTCTCCGGCTCTCCGGAGAGCGCGGGGCCATCTGCGCCGAGGGTAAACCCAATCGAAAAGGGCTTGCCGTCGGGACCGGTGTACACGCACTTGGTGGGGTATACGGCGGTCACTTCGACCGACGCGCCTGTCTTGTCGGAGAGAAGCGCTTCGAGGCTCTCTTCCAGGGTTGGATCCATGGTCTGTCCTCTCGCGGCCATGAGCGGCCGCATCCCGATCGTCGCCGGGAAATTGGTGAGCGCGAGCGGCAGCACATCCACGATGCGCCCCTCGGTGTCCGTCACGAATGACGGTGAGTAGTATCGATACTTCTTCTGCTCAATGAGCGCGGCGGCCTCGGGCTCCCACTCGACGTGAGCGATGAGCCCTTCGTCGGTCAGCTCGAGCGCGCCCTGGCGAATCCACCCAGACGGCGGAACGGGCCCGTTGCCGCGCGGCTTGAGCGCAGCGTGCTCGTAGTCGCATACGATGTCGTTGCCGTAGGCGGCAAACGCTTCGAGGATCTACGGAGCGAGATCGCGGTCGAGGATATACGGCCCCTTGACGCTCTCGTTGCGTCCCCAGTGCGCCAGGCAGATGTCACGCGGCACACCCTCGAAGGGGCGTGCATCTGCGGTGATCTATCGACGGTGCACAGTCATGGAGCGATCGGGAGAGTACCAGACCACGGGGAGGCTTGCAAGAGGAAGGCCTTGCCGACCTGTTTCCCCTTGATCACGAGCGAGGCGACCGCCGCCGGATTGCCTGACAGTCGCTCGGCAATGTCCGACGATTCAGCGGAGGTCAGGCCGACTGTGCGTGTGAGGTATTCGAAGAGTTCTGCGCGTTTTTTCACCACATCGGCGGCGGACCATTGGAATCCTTTTTTTGCCCAAACGTATCGACCAATGAACTCCGCATCGAGTTCGATCTGGCTCACACCCATCTGTCGATATGCGGCGAGGGTAGCCTCGTGAATCGCAGAGCCAACCCCGGCGCCCTGCTCTGTGTCGAGCAACTCGATCGATTCCTGATACGCGACCAGCTGGCCGCCTCGCCGATAAAACAGGCGAGAGAGCGCGCCGATGTCCTGCCCGTCTTTCATGAGTCCCAGCTCGATACGCACCCCCAAAGGGCGCACCTTGTTTGCCCCCTGTACGGAGACTCCGGCGAGTCGCGCGTGTGCGCCTCCGGCGGAGTATGCAGCCTCGAGCGACTGTGGAGTTGGCACGCGTGCGCCGAAAATGTCGCGAGCTGCAGCGGGAACGTCTGGTGCCACATAGGCGCCTCGTTGTTCTGCTGCCTGCACATCGAACGTCGGCGTGACCGTGACAACCGGTGCAGGCGGAAGCGCTGGAGGTACGAGCCCAGCGTCGGCGTTGCGTTGCACCTGGGCGGCGAGCGGATCGGTCTCTGGGTTGTCGGCCCCTGGGAGCCCACCGAAACCGGGTGCGACGATGCCCGGCGGTGGTTCCTCTGTGATGCCGCGCGCCTCGGCTTCGGAACGTCGAAGCGATCGAGCGATCGCGCGGCAGTTGAAATGCGTTGGCGGATAGTTGTTGTTCCACCACGGATCGTCCTGATGCAGCAGCACGCCGTTGCGCGATCGGCAGCCCGCGGTGGTGCGGCCGTCGATCACCGAGTCATAGAGCCAGTACGGTCGGATCTTGCGGGTGACCGGATCGGTGAGCTGAGCGTGTCGCCCCGCGCTGTAGGCGTGCTGGACGTTGGTGCGAAAGATCGTGTCGGCTCGAACGCTCGGATTCTCGACGCTGCCTGCCCACGCTTTCGTGAGCTTCGGTAGCGCGACCGCCTTCCAGTCGTCGAGCGATTGTCCGTTCTCGAGCGCCTGCGTTAGCGAGTCTTGGATCTCTCTGATCAGACTCGCCTGCGTCACGCCTGCGATCGTGAACGCGCGCTGTCTGGCCGCTTCAGAGAGCGCGTTGTATTCGTCCTTGGTGATCCCCGTGCGCTTGCGGTGCCAGTCGATCGCTTCGTCGAACCGGTTGGGGTCGGCGGGCGGATTGGCCTGGAGAATGAGCAGCGTCACAGGTCCTCCTGAACTGCCCACCTCCCGCGGAGGGCGCCGAGTAGCAGCGCCTTGCGCACCGTCTCCGCGAGCGGGCCTGGGTCGAGATCGGCGTGGAGCGAGCGGAGGTCTTCGGCGAGCTGCGTCGGGTCGCTCGCGCTGTTGATCACCGCGAGCACGGCGTCGATGTCGGGTGCGAGCGCAGCGGTACCGTGCCCCGCGTGGTCGTCGGCCAACTGGTCGACGTACGCCTGGCCTTGAACGACGCCAGATGTCTGCGGCAACCGATCCCCAGAGGCCAGCGTGATGACGCGCGAGGCGAGGGCCTGTGAGGGCGGCGGCGGCGGTGAAGTGAGTAGCGCGGGTTGGACCGCTGTCTCTGCGCTTGGCGTCGAGGTCGGATTGGCTGGCGCCGCAGCTGGCACCTTGTCGGGATCGAGCAGCGGGATACCCCCTCGCTCGAGCAGCGCACGGCGGTCGACTTCAGGCGGAAGCGTGGCGCACGTCGCAATCGCCTGAGCTTGTGCGAGCAGCGTGTCGGCCTTCAGCTTCACATCTTCGGGCGGACTCGGATCCCAGCACGGCAGGGGCGCCGCTGCCTCCGAGCCGTGGTTCACACGTGCCCACGGGCGGATCGCGCAGAAATGCAAGCACTCGGCGATCGCGAGTCCGTACCCGCGAAGCACGCGTAGCTCGATCCCCTCGTGCGTGTCCGTAGCTGCGAGCGAGCCCCCAGAGACGTCCGTGCTCAGGTTCTGCCCGAGGAAGATCACCGAGATCGCCTTGTTGGCCGAGTCCCAGATGCCCTGGAACATCTCCCACGTGTTGGCGCTCGCCTCGATCAGCGCGACGCTGTTGCCCTCCTCTACGACCATCGAGGCCTCGCGCCCGCGTTGGTTGAGCTGGCGCGACATCTTCTTTCGCTCTGGCTCTTTGGTGCCCTTCGCGACGGTGCCAATGAGCAGGCCTTGGCCGTGGAGCTCGCTATGACGAGCAGCGTCCTCCATCGCGTAGCTCTTCATGAGCCACCAGCGCGAGATGGGTCTCCATGCGCCGAAGCTCCACGGGCGTTTCTTCCCGTAGGGCGTGAAGAGCACCCATTTGCCCTCGCCGGGAATCACATCGACGACGCCCGATGTCGTCTGGATGCGCCAGAGATCTTGGGCCCACGAGTAGTAGAGGTGGCGTGGATGCCAGACCTCGAGCGAGGGGACCAGGCGCCCCTGTCGCTCCTACCAGACGAGCTCGCCGACCCCCACACCAAGCAGCAAGCCCCACGACAACAGATGCCCCAGATCGGCGGCCGGGAACATTGCTTGCCAGTCTTGCCGCGCCTCGAGGTCTCGCACTGGTGTCTTTCGACCTTCGCCCGGTTGAAATGTCAGCGGCAAACCGAACAATGTCTGGCTGATCTTGGTGAGCACGCCCGAGACATGGTCATCGCCGAGCATCGCCTCACACAGATCGGCGGCACGCATCAGCGTGCCATTGTCTGCGGCGTGCAGCGCGTCAGTAATCTACGACGGTTCCCACTCGTCGAAGACACGAACCGGAGACTCTCGGTGGTGGCCAAAAGCTGGGTCAATCGTCGTCGTCATCGTCCCTCTGTGTATCACGATCGTCCACGTCATGCTCTGTCGTGAACAGGTTTCCAGACATGCGATCGCCGAGCAGCGCCGTGGCTGCCCACACATACGCGTCGAGCCTGTCTGGTGATTTCTGACCAGGCTCCCACGTGCAGAGCTGGTCCTCGAGTTGGCTGAATGTGCCGACGTGGTGGATGCGCCCCTGCTCGGCCTGCGTCGAGATCGGCTCGGCTCGGGTCGCTTTCCCGCGCGCTGCGTGCACCTCTTCGGTGGGCACGTTCGCTCGATACGCCTGGATGTTGGCCGCGACCAGGTCGCCACCGTTGTTGACCTCGGCGACAATTGCGTTCGCTTCCCAACGGTCGTAGGCCCCGACGGCGATGCGAGCCCAGTCTGTCGGGGCGTACTTGCCAGAGAGATCTTCGAGCAGGTACGCGTGAAAGTCATCACCGAGACCCATGACGACGATCCCCGTCTCGGCACTCTCTTCGCTCACCGTGACAGCCGGGTCGATCGCCACGACGATCCGCCGCATTGACGGGATCTCTTTGCGATGCACACGTCGCGCATCGATCATGGTCGCGCGCTTCCAGAGAGCGCCCGGGTTGTCGTCGAGCAGCTCGGCGTAGAGCTCTTGTCGACCGAGGCGTGACCCCTCGTATTTCTTCAAGATCTCGGTGAGAAACGCCTGCGCAAGGTTGCCCGCGTTCTCATACGTCGAACCTCGCGTGAGCGCGGTCGACGGTGATGTCATGAGCTCACGAATGAGCGGGGTGTTGCGCGGTGTCGTGGTGACCACCGCTTGCGGATTGTCGCCGAGACGCAAACCCATCATCGCCTGATCCCACGCCTCGGGATACCGCCACGCCGCGACCTCGTCAGCGAGCAGCTTGTGGTGTTGTTTGCCTCGAAGTCGATCGGGCTCGTCGGCGGTAAACAGGCGAGACTCGACACCGTTTGGCCAGACCAGACGGCGCTTCGAGGATTGATAGACCGGCCGGAACCACTTGGGCGCCGTCGCCAGGATTCCAGACTCGCCCTCGACCAGGATGTCACGCACGTCGTCGGCGGTCGCGCCGATGAGCGAGACGTATTTACTCTTGCCGGTCTCGGCCTCTTCGCGCACCCATTCGACACCGCAGCGAGTCTTGCCAAACCCTCGACCAGCAAGCACCAGCCAGATGCGCCAGTTGCCGGGGGGCTTGAGTTGCTTCGGCCGTGCCCAGAACTTCCACGAGTACTCGAGCGCTTCCTACTCAGCCTGGGTCGGCGCCAGATCCCGGAGAACTGCCGCTCGCTCCGGAGGCGGCAAGGAGCCGATCCAAGCGGCTACTGATTCGAGCTGCTGCCTCTGCCTGCTCGGCTGCACCATCGGGCTCACCCGCACCCGAGTACTTCAGCGTGGTGTCGACCACCTTGCGAAGTTGCTCGGTGATATCGAGATACTGTGCCAGCGCCTTCGGTTCGTCGGCTCGCAATGATAGACGGTCCGATGACAGTGCAGCGTTGAAGGTCAGCGTCGCGAGTCTGCTCAGACGACGGCGCTGGCGATCGAGCGAGTCTAGCGCCGGGGGAATGGTCCGCTTGATGGTCTCGCGAACGATCTCCTTTGCAGCAGCCTGGAAGGGCTCGCGCTTGCGTTTGACACGAGCCCCGAGAGACGCGGCGGAGATTTCGATCTTGTGCGTCTCGAGCAACCACTTGCAGACCTACCTGAGCGAGTGTCCCTCAGCGCATCGAACAATGCATTCTCGCTCGATTTCTGGGGTCAGTTTTGCGGGGTGAGCCATTGTCAGCCTTGTACCTTCGTTGCGTCAGGCTTGTAAGCCTACCATGCGTGCGGGGTCATCGCCCGCAAGACAGCTACGGCGCCCGTGCCCCGACGCGACCTGGTGTTCTGGCTCGATAGTGCATCTGGTTCTGGGGGCCGGACTCGAACCGGCGTTGCATCGAATTAGAGTCGAACGTCCTGCCTTTAGACGACCCCAGAGTAGGACCTATCTACGGGCTCCTACCCTTCGCGCCGCGCGCATCTATTCCGCGTTCGACACGCAGGCCGCGTTCTCGATCTGCTCGGTCTGCCACCGACGCTCGAGTTCGTCCCATTCGTCTGGATGACTGTCGCGCAAGGCATACAGATCGACCCGCCATCGACCGAGGATCTTTTTGCCTGGGAGAGAGCCCCGACGCAGGTGCTCACGAATCACGTCGTCGCTCACGTCGAGCAGTTCGGCCACAAGCGCCGGCTCGAGATACCGCGCGGCGTGGAGCGGACGGTTCACGCGGCATCCTTGGGCTGTGGTCGTCGAAGCTCTTTGAGCGCCAGAATCCTTTGCTCGACGCGCTTTTCCTCATGCCAGCACGCGGCCCACATGAAGTAGGCGAGGAACGACATCAGCGAGACTTCTTCGAGGTCTTCGCGCGTCACCAGCTTCCCGCTGTCGTGGGCCGACCTTGCTGCCGATGACCAAGCGCCTGCCCTGAATACAAGAAACCTGACTTCGGAGAGCCAGCACTCCTCACGGGCGATCTGTAGCTCCAGGCGGAGCCGTTCGAGTTCGCTCATCGATGCCCCTCCCTCTCCCGCCACGCGAGCACCAAATCCCTCGCTACGGTGACCAGCACCTTTGGCAGCGTCACGAGCCAGAGCGCGAGGTAGCGAGGGCCCGAGAGCTGGGGGTCGGGGCGAGGTGGGGTGTGGTGGTGGTGGGTCATGGGGCTTCTCGCTGGTAGATGTCGACTCTCACGCCGCAGGTCTTCGACCGCTCTTGCAGCACCTGCCACGAGACGCGCGGGTCTCGATCGTCGATACCAAGCCAATCGGCACAACCATCGCGGCATGCCTTGAGGGAGCTCGCGAGGTTGTCGTCGTCAAGCGTGCCGGGGGCGAGACGGGTGAGGACGACGTGCAGGGGGCCGAGAGGAGGCTTGCCTGCCTTGGCTCGGAGGGAGAGCGCAACCGCTCCCCTTTGCCCCTGAGCGCGACCAGCCTTCATGAACCAAGTGTCCCTCTGGTTCGCCTCGGACACCGTCCTGACTGGCACGGTTACGGAGGCCAGGAGGGGTCGAGAAGGAAGCGGCTGGCCGCAGTGAGGGCAGGGCAAGGGGGAGATGGCAGCGGAGGCGTTCATGGTGCCTCCTGTTGCCAGTGCGTAGAAACACCTAGGCCGTGTGACGTAGGGTAAGAATCAGATGGTGAAAAGGCGCAGGTTGGTAGAAGAGAAGTAAGAGAAAGAAAGAAGAAGAGAGGGGAATTATCTTCTTTTTTATATACATCCACCACACCCACCACGGGCACACCTTTCCCGTATCTGCTGTCGCAACTGTCACACGATGTCTCTTGTCGATCCTGCGACGCTTTTAGAGCCGTTTTATGCTTACGTCGCATCGTTTTTACCCTCTGTCGCAGTGTCGCTCGTGGTTTTCAGGCGAATCACTTTGTAGCCCGCCGCGCGGGAACCTCCGACACGCGACACTTTTTCGATGTGTCCACGATCCAGCAGGATTCCCAGGGCGCTATCGATGCGGCTCGACTTTCGGAGCGGAGAATGTCGCTGCACGTCGCGGCGAGTGAATGAGAGGTACTTGCCCCGTCGCATCCAGTCCTCGACGATCTTGGCATCCTTCTCGGCCGGATCGGCCTCCATGGTCGCGAAGGCAATGTGCGCCTGAAGAAGCAGGTAGTGACCAAGCTCCATCGCGCGATCCAGATCGGACACATCGAGCTCGACCGACTCCGGAGCGAGCCCTTCGGAGACGCAGCGCAGGACGTGGAACAGTCCAGCGATCCGGACGATGGCGCCCCTGAGCTTGCTCGCCCAGTCCTGGATCATGTGCAGGTTTCCGCCCTGCCCCATCCGGTGATCGATGCCCACACAGACGCGCTTCATGAGCGCCCAGGCGGGAGCGGAAAAGCGAATCGATGCGGGCTTGCCACCCGCCTTCAGGGGCTCGAGATCGGTGGGCGCTGGCCAGCTCTGGGGCCTGGCATCAATGAGCATCGTGACGAGGTGCTTGTATTGGTCGCGCACCTGCCAATCGATCGGAGGCCCGTCGAAGGTCTTCGAGCCGATCCGTGACTGGGGCTGCGAGAACAGGAAGCGGGCGACCATGCCCTGACCTCGAAGCTCTGGCTTGCTCCCGAGCAGGCGAAACATCTCGGGCTGAATCGCCAGCGCCATCGTCAGGAGCGGGTTCGTCAGTACGACGTGCTTTTCGAGATCGCGCCGATCGACCGTGTAGGCCCCGCCGTCGTGGGCCTTCAAGAAGACACTATTGTTCGGGGTCTTCGAATACAGACCACAGATGAGACTGAATACGGTCCCCTCGTCGGAGGCCACCGCGAGGCGCTCGCCCTGTTGCGCAAGGAGTTGGGCCACGGTCTCTTGGGTGGCGTCGTCGACGAACAGTCGAGGTCGTGGGGGAACCGGAACCTTGGGCTCTCCGCGCTTCTTCAGGAGGTTGAGCGCCTCGGTCTTCTCGGTGAGCTTTCGCCAGGACTCGACGAGCTTCATCTCGTGGGCGCGGAGGGGCGAGAACATCTCTTTGAAGCACGCGCTCTTCTGCTCGCCTGGCTCCATCGCCACGGCCAGGTAGAGGTTCAGTGGTTCGCGCCAGTCCTGCTTGGGCTGCACAGTCCACTTGCGTTGGACGGCGGTCGAAAGAACGCCGAGGGCGAGCATCCCAGGAAGGTCGACGGGGATCTCGTGAGAGTCGGCGAGCGCCTCGACGAACTCTCGGATGCCATCGGGGAGTACTTCGGTCGGGAAGGGTTTCTTCTCGAACGAGTCGAAGGGGATCGGGTTCTCCCGAACGGTCCCCTCTTCGTCCTCGACTACCTCGCCATTCGCTTCGGCCTGAACCGCTCGAGCGTGCTCAGCCTCTCGAGCTTGTTCCTCCTCGGCGATGCGAAGCACCTCCTTGGGGTCAAGGGGGCGAGCCTGCTTGGCCGGACGACGGCGCGGGGTGACGTCGCTGGTCACGTCCATCACGAGACCACCTCTGTGCATTGCACGAGAAACCGCTGCGACACTGCGACAAAGCCTCGAAAACGAGAATCACAAGGAAAAACACGAATCCGATGTGTCGCGTCGAGATGGCTCGACAATCGCGTGACAGTCGCAAGTGACGGGTCACCCATTGCAAGCTCCGTAAAACCGCTGCGACACTGCGACAAAGCCTCGAAAACGAGAATCACAAGGAAAAACACGAATCCGATGTGTCGCGTCGAGATGGCTCGACAATCGCGTGACAGTCGCATCACGAGTTCTTTCGGCCGAGATCTGCGTTGAGGTTGTCCAGCATCCGGCGAAGACGCGGAGCGGCACCAAGCTCGAGCCCGCGAGCGGCAGCGAACGAGGTGTCGACCTCGAGGAAACGAACGTGCTCAAAGAACCTGCGCCAGGCAGAGATCGATCGGATGCGAAGCGCTTGCTCCGCGACCGACGGATAGAGCTGGACGGGCCACTCTGCATCGAGTCGATCGAGCCAGACAAGAATCGTGTCTGGATGGCGACCCGACGCCTTGGCCATGGTCGAGATCTTGGTTTCGCGAGAGAAGACCTTGCCGCCACGGATGGCGGACGCCTCGAGCTCGAACAGCATGCCGCAGCGCTTGTCGACGAAGTGTTCTCCGCCGAGACCTTCGATGTCAGCGGCCACGCCGAACCCAGCGCGAAGCGTTGACAGAAGCGTGCGTTCCGCTGCGAAGTCGGCGAGCTCTGGGCGACCGAAGGCGGGGCTTGCCGATGCCTGCGCCTGATTCTGGTCCATGCTCTGCTCGCGAATATCTTCCATCGCCATATCGGCGATCGGAGGGCACGGCTTTCGGTTCGTGGCGCTCACGATAGGCTCCTTCCAAACAGCGAGGACGTCTTGCCGGCGTTCGGATCTCGCACGAGGAACAGCTCTCGAGCGGCTCGCGTGATGCCGACGTACCAGAGGTTTTCTTCTTCTTCGGTCTGTGCTGCCGAGGGGGACGGCTGCCCCTTGCGGGGGCGAATGTCCGTCGTGGGCGCACCGCTTCGCGAGGAGGGCACGCGATAGGTCCATGCCAGAACCCAGACGCGATCGGCCTCGAGCCCCTTGGCCTTGTGGGTGCTCATCAGACGGATTTTTGAGGTGTCGCCGTTCTCGTCGGTGGATGCCTGAACGAGCAGACGGACGCGCTCGAGCGCATCGTCGAGCGAGGAGGCGGCACCGATCACCGCCTGAACGCACTGGCGTTCATCCTCGAGCTCGCCGACCGGGTCACCGCGCTCTTCGGCCATCTTGATTCGAAACTCGTACCGAGCGTTGACGCGCTTGCCCAGGTCGAGCAGCGAGTCGGACTTCGGAGCGAGATCGCCGATCGAGCTCAGGCTCGATGAGACATCGCGCCCGACGAGCGTGACGGGCAATCCCTTGGCCAGAAGGCGAAGGCACACGCGCACGAGCGGATTGTTCGAGCGAGACACGATGATGTCGCCGGGCGCCGCCTGGTCGTACATGTCGTCGGTCTCGAGCTCTTCGATCTTGCCCGCGTGGGCACCGGGAGCCGCTTCGAAGTCGCGAACGATCCGCTTGGCAAGGTTGACGATCGCAGTGCCGCATCGACGCGTGACGGTGAGCGGCAGCACCTGCGCGTTGAGTCGTCGAACGAGCTGCGAGAACGCGGCCGAGTGAGCGCCTCGCCACTGGTAGATCGCCTGACGTGGATCGCCAACGACCACGACGCGAACGCCCTCGCCAGCGAGGCGGCACACGATCTCGATCTGAAGCTCGTTCAGATCTTGCGCCTCGTCGACGAGCACGAGCGGCCAGCATGGGCGAAAGAGGTTGGCGTGAAACGCACGCCAGACCTGCTCAGAAAACGACAGGCGCGCGGTGTCGAGCCAGGCCCGACGGATGATCTCGATCGCCATCGAGTAGAACGCGCCCAAGGTCTTCCATGCCTGCTCGAGCGTCTCCTCGTCGAAGAACCTTCCCTTGCCTGGCACCTCATCGCGAACGACGGGAATCAGCAGCGGAGGAAGCGAACGAGGCGGCAGGTGAACGCTCTCGAACGCCTTCTTGACGACGCCCACGACCACGAACACGCGGGCACGGGTCCAGAACGCCTTCGCTTCGCCTTCGAGCTCGGCGACGATCTCTTCGCAGATACGGAACTCTTTCCGCTGATCGACGGTGTTCGCGCCGTACTTCTCGGACATGAGTTGCTTGCCGAGAGCGTTGAGCGTGCGGACCTCGGTCCACGAAGGCGCTCGGCTTCGAAGCTCGCTGGCGATCTGGGCGTTGAACGCGAGGAACAGCGCACCGTCGACGCGCGCATATCCGTCGGAGAGCGCCCGCACGAGCGTCGTCGTCTTACCCGTCCCGGCCCTCGCTTCGAGCGCGATGTTCCCCTGCCCATCTCGAAGCAGATCGAAGAACGCGCGCTGTTGATCAGAGGGCAAGAACGCGCTGGCGCTCTGGCTCGTCTCCGACGTGCTTGACTCGTTTGAAGAAGAAGTTTTCGCCGGCTCGGGTGCGCTCAATGCCGACGCGACACTCTCCGCTGAGACCGACGCGACCGCATCGACACTCGGTTTGGCTTCGGTCCCACCAGACGTAGCAACCGGTGCAGAGGTAGGCGTAGAGGCTGCCCGTGGCTCGCATGTCGTGTGCCTCGCGAAAGCGTGAGAGAGCATCTGGTGGAGCTTCACGCCGCTGTAGCCGTGCACGAGTTCGGGGACGTTGCAGCGTGAGCAGGTGAAGATCTGGGCACCCGTCGGGGTGACGCGCAGGCCCAGCGACAGGGGCATCAACACATCGACGAGCGTCGAGGCGTCGGGCTCGAGCCGACGGGTGAGGACGGGCGCAGACTCGGGAGCGCGCTCGATCTCAACCTTCGCCGGCACCTCCTGGTCGGGGTCGTAGTCGACTTCGAACTCGTCAATCTCCCCGTCGGTGCGCAGCTGTGCAGGCACGACCGCCGTGGCTCGTGGCGCCGCTGGTTCGACGGGAACGCCCTCGACCTGTCCCGCGGCGATCAGGATGCGAGCGCATGCGCGGGCATCAGAGAGCGCCTCGTGGTGGTTGAGCGGGATCCCCAGGTGTTGCGAGACGATATTTAGCTTGTGACTCTGTAGGTTCGGCCACACGCGGCGCGAGATCTTCAGCGTGCACTCCCACGACAAGCGCGGGAGCGTGATGCGGAAGTGGTTCGCGCAAGCCTCGAGGACGCTCTTGTCGAACGTCGCGTTGTGGGCGACGACGAACGCCACACCGCTAAAAATCGAGGCGAGATCGTTCCAGACGCCGAGGAACGATTTGGCACCGACAACGTGGCGCGCCGTGATGCCGTGCACGTCGGTAAACTTCCATGCGCCGATGTCGGAAGGAGGCTTGATGAGCGCGACTTCTTCGCGAACGATCTTGCCCTGTTCGACGCGCACGACCGCGACCTGACAAGCACTGTGGCGCTTCTCGGTGGCGGTCTCGAAGTCGAGCGCAACCCACGGGCGATCGAGTGCCGGCAGAAAGCCGATCGGAAGAGAGGCGGCCTGGCTCACTCAGCGAGCCCTCTTGAATCGGGTCGGGTCGCTCGGTGCTGGCTTGAACCCGCCGAGATCAACAGCCTCGTGCTGGAGCTGCCCCGGCTCGCAACCGAGCGCACGAACGGCAAGCGCACGACCCGCGAACCAGGTGCGGGTGCGGGTGCGGTGAATACGCCCGTCGGGGGCGCGGAAGATGAATCGAACTTTCACTTTGACCTCGCAGCTTTGGCGGCCCTGCCCACGGCGTGAGCAGCGCGGATGACAGCTCGTGCGGCGACCTCGCGATCGTCGCGTCGTGCGGCGTCCAGCACCTCGGCAGCGGCCACCGAGAGCGACACCGCCTCATCGAGGAGCGTCGAAACGGTCTCCTCGTCGTCAAGTCCCCAGAGGGTGTTCAGGCGATCGCGAAACGCCCGCCGAGCCGGCTTCGGAAGTTGCCCGACGCGTTCGATCGACAGGGGTTTCTCGCCATCGAGAATCGCGGCGCAACTCTGCGGGGTAACGCCCCAGAGTCGAGCGACCGCGGCGCGTGACAGACCGAGATCGCGAAGCACCTCGCCAAGAATCTGGGCGATGTGTCGACGCGCGATCGCGTCTACGTCGATAGGATATTTCCCTACATTTTGGGCTGCGAAATTCGTATCCGTCGCAGCCCGACTTTGTGAATCGTCGTGGTGAGGATGGAGCTTATGAGCAATCAGCGCCATCTCTCAGCCCTCCCCGCCCACGTAATTGTCCGCCTGAACGAGCTGCGAATCGCTCTCGACGTGGTGCGCTACTCGCGTCGCTGGACGGCAAACGACAATGGTGTCGCGCCTCGTCCAATCGCCGTTGCGATCCGCCTGGTCGCATGACCGTTCGCCCCACGAGAGGATCGCGTGCTCGATCCATGGCCAGCAGAGCCACGCGACGAGCGTCAGGTGGGCGAGCACGCGTGGCGTCACGAGACTGCCCTCGCTGCCAAAACCTCTCGCCTAGAACGATGAGGCGTCAGCCCTCCTCGTTGTTTGTTGACGAGCGGACAGCCCGCAGCAGTGTGCCGCTCAATGCACTCGCGTTCGGCCAGGCTGGCACCGTCGAGATCCGTATCGATCTCCTCGACGAGCGAGATGATGGGCAGCACGCCGGCCGCGCGCATATCGCTCCACCACGCGGCGCGAGCGCCGTTCTTACCCTGCGAAGCCCGAGAACGAGCGTCGCAACGGTGCCCGGCAAGCCTCGCAACAAGACTCTGGTTCGTGACTCCGACGTATCGGATCGCGTTATCCCGCGGGTCGCTCAGCGTGTAGAGGCGAAAGATCACGCCGCGCCCGCTTCGGCTTCGACCTCTTCGCTCGGTCCGATTGAAGCGATCGGATCACCCGTACGCCAGGATCGAATCGGCACTTCGCCGAAACTGATCTCCTCGATGCGGATGGCTCCGTTGATGTTGGGGTGCTTCTTGCCCTTTTCCCAGTCGCAGACCGTCGATTGCCGGACACGGAGCGCGTCGGCAACCTCTTGCTGCGAATACCCGCGCCGCTTGCGCCAGGCAGCGAGCAAACTCGATCCGTGTTCCATCTTGTCCCTATAGCAATAACGTAATCCTCCGTCAAGAGTTACGTTCCCGCGATGAGGTAAATCGTCGCATGTCAGGCTAAAACATGGCCGCCAGCAAAAAGCTCCCCGACCAGCAGCAGCAGCGGGCACGCGAGTTCGTCCAACGGATCGTCGACGAGCAGTTCGGGAAAAACGTGCTCGACGCCTCCCGTAAGATAGGCGTCTCGCAGTCGTGGCTTTATGAGTTCTTGCACGGCAAGCGCGGCGCTGGATTTAAGTCGCTCGCAACAATTGCTGCGTTCGCCAGCACGACCACGGACGTCGTTCTCGGACTGACGCCGGCTCCACCGGCCAGCGAACGTCGCCCCCTGGGCAACGGCGCCATCGGCGATCACCCGATGTGGACGGAAACGATCGAAATCACTCGTCGGCGCTACGGCAAACGTCTCACGGAGGAGATGATCGAGAAGCTCGAGCGCGCCTCGCTCTCCTTCACCCCCGAGCGTTTGACCCCTGAATTCTTGTACACCGTTGCGGAAGCCATCGAAGAATCGGAGCCCTTCGAAGATCCGAGCTAGGACATATCGTGGCCGTCGCGTAGTTGTACGCGAGCCATCGAAGATGCATCCATTCCGTTGTGCGTGTCCCTCGGCATATCCTTCGGATGCTGTTCTCGGGCCAGTTTGAAGCGGCTGGCCTCGGAAGACCGACGCTCTCAATAGAGGAGTGTCGCGAGCTCCGCCGCCAGGCGATGCAGCTACACGCCCTCGACGCGACTGCGCCACCGTGGACGCTCGCCCGGGCTGAAGGATACGACCTTCGCGCGTCGAGACAGCGGCGAGTGTCTGCGTGCATCGACAACACACTGATCTTGCCGCCGCTGTTTCAGCTCGACGAACTGTGGTTGACCGCTGCCCACGAGCGCGCCCACGGCATTCTCGGGCGGCTGTGTGAGCCGGGTACGACCACCGAGGCGGACGCGTGGGTGCTGACGTACGTCCTTACCGAGCCCGCCTTGGCGGAGTGTCCGGCGTGGTGGGTCGAGACGGTGACCGACGCTGAGATCCTCTAGATTTCGGCTGAGTATGTCCTTTTTATCGCTCATGCGATACTTTGTGCTTGACCTTTATTTACGTTATCGCAATAATGCGACCCACGATGAAGCCGCGCACCCACTCCGCCGCCGTTCGCAAGAGCCTCCGCCAGATCGATGCCCTGATCGCCGCAGAGACGGCCGAGCGAGCTGAGTACCGCAAGGCGCACGTTCTTCACATGGTGTTGGCCTGCACGATGGCACTGCGCGACCTGCGCATCCGTCGCCGGCTGATGTCCGCACGAGCCTGAAACGCAGCGCTCGAGGTGCGGATTCTCCCGCCTCGGCCCCATGTCTCCCACCCTATAGGGTCGCCATGTCTCGATATGTCGTCGTCGGTTCCTACGCCGAGTCCGACGTGCAGCTCTGCCTGCACTACACAGATGATTTGCTCGACGCTCGCAGGTACGTCACGGGCGAGCGCCGCCGTAAATCAGGCTGCGACCTGCTCGCGGTGATCGACACCACCACGGGCCAGCCCGCCGCCATGCCGCATGCGAAGCGGCTCGTGATCGTCAACGCTCATATGCAGGGGCACACGGTTCGCCGTGTCTCCGTCGCGAGGGCGTCATGAGCGAGCTCGTCACCATTCCAGGTGAGCAAATACTGACGATTACCCGAGGGCAGCTGAAGGGCCTCGATGCGTGTCGAGAGGGCATGCGGCTCTTCAACGTGTTCGTCGGAGGGCGCAATAAAAACGTTCTTCGGATCATCTGGAGCCCATTGGCCCAGGTGTGGTTCGCGAAAAACCACAGCGGTTTTGCTGCATGGCTGTACGACTGCGGTGTCACGCCGCGGTTCTCGTTGTCATCGGCGGACCTCAGCTGGGCGAACCTCAGCTCGGCGAACCTCCGCTCGGCGGACCTCAGCTCGGCGAACCTCAGCTCGGCGAACCTCCGCTCGGCGGACCTCCGCTCGGCGGACCTCCGCTCGGCGGACCTCAGCTCGGCGAACCTCAGCTCGGCGAACCTCCGCTCGGCGGACCTCAGCTCGGCGAACCTCCGCTCGGCGAACCTCAGCTCGGCGGACCTCAGCTGGGCGAACCTCCGCTGGGCGAACCTCAGCTCGGCGGACCTCAGCTCGGCGGACCTCCGCTGGGCGAACCTCAGCTGGGCGGACCTCAGCTCGGCGAACCTCCGCTCGGCGGACCTCAGCTCGGCGGACCTCAGCTCGGCGAACCTCCGCTGGGCGAACCTCAGCTGGGCGGACCTCCGCTGGGCCCTTTTGCCCGATGCCATCCCAGAGGGAGCACAGCTCGCGGGGGCTTGGCGAGCCTCTACAGACGCGCCGATTCTGGGGTGGCACCTGCGCAAAACGAACGAGAGCGACACGTACGGCCAGCTCGAAAAGGACGGTGCACCATGATCGCCGGCACAGTCGCAGGTCGCCCCGTCCTCTGGCTCTGGAGAGAGGATCTCCCCAAGCGCCCGCCTGGTTTTTTCCGAGCCGCACAGTTCGAGACCGCGGTCGGGAAGCGTCCGGTTCGGATGATCTCGAGGGTGAGCCCAGCCCTTCGAGCCGCCGCCCCCGATGGCGCTGTCGCCGTGGTCGAGGTGTCGGAATGAACGCCGAAGACCTCTCCGCGCGCCTCGCGCGCCTCTCGACGGATGCCCTTGGGATTCTTGTCGATCTGAAGCGCAGCGGCCTCGAATGGCGAGCGGGCCAGATCTCGATGATCATCTCGCTCGTCGGCGTCGTTCGGAACTCGATCGACGACGACATTCGTCACGCAAAGAACCGCGCCGAGGCATCGCTGTGACCGCCCGCGAACAGTGGGAGAAATCCCTCGCTGCGTGTGGTGAGTGGCGAGGGGTCGTCTCGGATCTCGAGCGAGCGACCAGTCGGCTCGAGCGCGCCGTCGATGACTCGACGCTGCGCATGTCCGACCGCGACGCACTCTCGATCGCCCTCGGCCGACTCGACACCGAGCGCGCCGAGGCGCTCGACCGGATGGCGCAGCTCGAGCGCGAGGCCGATACGTGGTGGACGCGCGTGCTCATCGAGGAAGACGACGAGCTCGAGGGCGCCCAGGTTTTCGACGGCTCATTCGGGGAGGCCCTCCATGCGTGACGGCGCCCGCGACATCGAAGGGCAAATCGCCCAGCGCGTCTGCTCGTACCTCACGAGCGGTCCTCACACCGTCGGCGAAATCCAAGCGTTTGCGCACGGCATGGCCGCAGGTTCGTACACCGACGAGTCTACCCCGCTCCCTCCCGCCGTGGCTCCCCGCCGTCGACGCGGTGAGCGCAAAGGTCCGCGCGCGCTGACCCCAGACGAGATTCACGCGCTCGGCGCTCGAGCGATTCAAGCCGTCGAAGAGCTGAGGTTCGACGACGCTCGACAGCTCGTTGCCGAGTTGGCCCACGCGTCACCCGAGCTCGCTCGGGTCTGCGCGTCGCTCATCGAGTCGCTCGACATCGCGACAGCGCCCGCGAAGGCCAAGTACCTCCGACCTCACACCTACGACGTCGCCCGACCGCTCGCCGATTCCGCCTCGAGCTGGGTCGTGGATGCCGCCTACGACGAGCTCGCCGAGCTGCGCGCTCACCCGCCGCTCACCCGAGACGACCCAGCGTGGCGCGTGGCCTCAGATGGGCTCGGACCATCGGCCGAAATCGAAACCTCGAAACCAAGGAAACGACCATGACTCAGCCCATTTCGATCACAACGGCGCGCAAGAAAATCAGCCTCGCGAACGTCAAGCGAGGCGTCGAGCGCGCGCCCTATAGACTCGTTATTTGGGGAACCGCTGGCGTCGGGAAAACGACTTGGGCCGCAGAGTCACCGAGTCCGATCTTCCTGTGCACCGAGCAGGGTGCCGACCAAATCGGCGTGGATCGATGGGTGATCGAGTCGTTTCAGGACTACATCGACGCGGTCTCGGAACTGCTGACCGGAGAGCACAGCTACCGCACGGTGGTCGTCGATTCGCTCGCCCCTCTCGAGGCAATGCTGCACCGTCACCTGTGCGAGCTGAACCGCTGGAAGGACATCGACGCACCGGCCTACGGCAAGGGTTTTTCCGAGGCTGTTTCGTGGTGGCGCACGATGCTCGAGTCGCTCGATGGGCTGCGCAAACAGCGACGCATGAACGTCATTTTCATCGGTCACTCGACCAACAAAAACTGGAAAAACCCAGAGGGCGAAGACTTTGATCGCTACGAGCCCAAACTGCACTCGAAGGCATGGGAGCTGATCAAAGCGTGGGCGGACGGAGTATTGTTCGCGCGACACGAGGTGCTCACGAGCACCAAGGACAAACGCACCCGCGGCGTCTCGTCTGGCGCTCGCGTGCTCTGTACACAGTGGCGCCCTAGCTACGATGCGAAAGTGCGCTGGCTCATGCCGGAGACAATCCCGCTGTCATGGGATGAGTTTTTGGCGAACATCGAGCAGGGATACAGCGCCGCGGCGATTGCTCGCATGCGCTCGCAGGTACGAGAAATCGGCTCGAAGCTCGTTGGGACCGAGCACGAAGGCAAGGCCGACAAGGGGCTCGAGTGGAGCGGAGACGACCCCGTTCGTCTCGCGCAAACCGTGGAACGCCTCCGAGCTCTCGCTGGGCTTGCTGGCGTTGCGACTGAAGAAGAAACCGCATCAGGAAAGCAAGAGATCGAACAATGACACTCCCCATCGGAAAATACGCAGCACGCGCAGTTTCAGCCGACCTCGGACGCACCGAAGGGTCGCAAGATAAAGCACCGCAAGAAGTCGTCTCGGTGGTGTTCGAAGTCACCGCTGGCGAGCACTTGGGCGCTCGCATGACGTGGCGTGGTTGGTTCACCGAGAAGACGATGCGCCGCACGATCGAGTCGCTGAAGCACTGCGGCTGGCTGGGCGACTGGGATACCTGGGGCGGGCTCACCTCTGAGGTCGTGCAAATCGACGTGCAAGAGGACAAAGACATCAAGACCGGCGCCGTACGTGGCACGCGCATCGCGTGGGTAAACCCACCCATGTCGACGAAGCCCCTCGAGGGCAGGGAGAAAAACGCGTTCACCGCTTCGATGCGGGGGCTCGTTCTGGAAGTACTCGGGCCCCAAGGCGCCGCGCCCAAGATGGCGCCCGGCCCCGCTGCTCGAGCTCCTGTCCCGCAGTCTCCAGCGATGCGCCCCGCGGATCAGTGGAACGGCCAAGGCGCCGAACCATCCGCTGACGACATCCCGTTCATCTTCGGGGGCTGGCGGTGAACACGACGATCGAACGCGACGGGCGCAAGATCGCCCTCGCTTGCGACGGTCGGCGCATCCTGCTCACACCAGACCGCGCCGACCTGTTTGCGCTGACGCTGTTGTCGGCGCTTCGACTGCCCGACGGGCCCGCTCGACTGCTGCTCGATGAGCAGCGGTCGGCCGGCTACCGTCTCGCAGTTGTCGCGTGTCCCACGAGGCGGCTGATTGCCGTCGGAAATCTAGGACAGTTCGGCGACACATTTGCCGGATGGACGTTCGACGAGGCGCGCGAGGCTGCGTCTCGGTTGCTCGCCGTGGCTGTAGAAATCGGCGCCATGCCAGTGCGCACGAGGAGGAAAGCAGCGTGACAGACTGGTTTACGAAGTGGGGATTTGTTGTCCTGAATATCCTGCTGTTCGCCTGCGGGATCATCTTCGGCAGGAGCCTCGAGATCGGTCGAGTATCGGCACCGTTGCCGCCCCAGGCTTGCCGAGACAGTGTGATCTCCACGTACTCGCTCGACTCTCTGTCGGCCGGCGCATCGTGTCTCCCCGGTGCCCGCCTGACCGTGGACCGTGCCGCAGGCCTGGTGATCTGCGAGTGCCCCGACGTACTCGAAGCCCCGACGATACAGAGCGCGACGGTCTCGCCGTGGGAGGTGCAGCCATGACGCTGCCCCCCGCAGTCGCTAGTCTCGCCGCTGAATTCGACGCCCTCACTGACGCATTGATCCTCGCGATCGCCGACACGGTGCTCGTTGATTGGCGAGAGCACCTGCCCGAGGTGGATCGCGCTCGCCTCGCTCGAGTACTCCTCGTGATCTACGCATCGAGCTCGTGGTCGGCGCGCGTCGAGATCGAGCAGACCGCCCGCCAGGTGGTGGCAGCATGAGCGCCCTAGCCTGGCACGACGAGACGGGCGTGCATCGACTCCGATCCGAGGGCGCCAGGCTCGCGCTCGCTTCGGTCTGGACCCATGCGGGCGTCTGGTTCTGGTTGGTGTGGAGCGACGGGAAACAGGCGAAATCGTGCGGCGGACCGAAAGCGGTCGAGTCGTTCGAGGCAGCGAAAACCAAAGCAGAGAACCGCGCTCGAGAAATCTGCGCGTTGGAGGTGTCACCGTGAACGTTGCCGTCCTAGCCGGCTGGATCCCCGAGGAATGGCGCGCTCGACCCGAGCCGGCACCAGAGCCCGTGCCGCTTGCTAAACCTGATGACGACCCCGTGTACGCGCTCGTCGACCTGGTCAAGCGCGTCGGCGTCGCAGGTGTGGCCGATGCGCTCCGGTGCTCGGAGTCGGTCGTCTACACGTGGACCTCGCGCCGGTGTCGACCTAACGAGGAATTCGAACCCGCGCTCGCCGAGCTCACGGGGACGACCGTCGAGGCATGGGCATATTACCGCCTCCGACATCTCGAGAGGGTACGTCCGAGCGTCCTCCGCGCAGCCCAGGCACGCCAGCGGATGAGGGACGGTCGATGACCCGCACCCGCACCCTCTCACTCGCCGAGCTCGCCGCTCGGCGTTCTCAACTCTCGATCGCCCGCGAGACCGCGCGAGTCTCATCCGCCACCGCGCGCCGCCTCCTTCGTGAGCTCGTCGAAGGCACGAGCGAAGAGACCGACGAGAGGCAGCTCGCGCTCCCCGTCGCGCTCGAGCCGCAGGCCCCCGCGACGGGGCCCGCTCGATGGCGCCTGGATGCCGAGCCCACGCCGGTACGCATCGCAGCACGTGTCGAGCCTGCACCCACGCTCGAGCAACTCGGCGTGTCCGACCTGGCGATGCGTCTCCTCGAGGAGATGATCGAGCAACCACCCGAGAATCAACACGCTTGCCTCGACGACCTCGAGGCTAGCGGTCCCACGCGCGGCACAGCACTCGAGGCGATGGCTGAGCTCACAATCATCGGCGCCGTGTCGCATTCGCCGATCATGATTTACGAGCCGTATCCGGAGCGATGGAGCCTGAGCAAACCGCCCTACGAGTGGCCCGATCAGGAGACGATCTTGAATGACGTGATCGGTGCGCTGCCGCGTGACCTGGGTGTGTTCGACCCCGCGGCGATCGCACACCGCAAGTCGATCCCGATCGCGTTCGTCATCGCCTCGCTCGAGTCGCTTCGCGAGCTGGGAGCCGCCCAGTGTGACGATCGTGGATGGTCGAGAGTGCAGCGCGTCTCTGTGCTCGAGCAGACCATCGTCGATGCGCTCAAAACCTGCGAAACAACTTGGCCAACGCACACCGAAAATCACGTTGTCGCGCTGCCGGGAGAGGTGAAGGCGAGCGACAACCTTTGGTTCTGGGCCGACGCCGAGCTTCGCGTCGCGGGAGTGCTCGAGCGCGAGACGTTTGCACTCGCGGAAACGGTGACTCCGCTTGTTCCGGCAGAACAGGTCGAGTGGATTCTCGCTACGCTCTCGTATCCGCAGGAACCATGGCGACTCGCCTCGATGATGCACCTACCGGTTTGGTTCGTCGACCAGGTGCTTGAGCTCGCAGGTGACCGAGTGCTGCGCACGACGGGGACACGTGGTGAGACCATCTTCGCCCCTGTTCCGACCCCGAAGAAACCCAAGGTAGAGAAGAAATCAGCGCCCAAGAAGGCGAAGAGCAAGACGAGCGAGGTGCGAGCGTGAACGCGACCATTACCGACATCGGCGCAGCGAAGCGAAAGCGCTTCTTCGACGCCGCTACCTCGGCCCTCGAGGGCTACGTCACGAAGCTCGAAGCTACCGGCGTGAAGTCGACCGACGCGGTCATCGTGCTTCGTACCTTCAAGACCTCAGAGGGCTACAACGTGAGCTTCGTGCGGATGCAACACGTCGCGGACGCATTCGGTCCAGAAATGTTGGATCTTATCGAGAACAATCGTGCACTCATCGGCGAAGGCCAGTTCGTTGTCGGTGTCGTGGACGAGCGGGACAAATGGTCCTGGTTCTCGTTCGGGCTCTCGCCAGAACCCACGCTCGAGCAGAAGACAGCGTGGCACTTTCGCCGCCAAGACCTGGCCAATCAGTGCTGGGATACGATTCTCGATGTGACATCGAGAAAGGACAAAGAGGGTGCGCCCCGCGACAGCTACGTGGTCACGTTCGATGTGTCCGGCAACCAGGTCGCGATCACGTCCGTCGACAGTTCCAGGTTCGCCGACGTATTCGACGAGTGGACGCTCCCGGTTGCACAGTCGATGGTTCGATCGCTGAATAGGCCGGGAGATTTCGCGCTGCTTCTCCGTGACGAGGATGGGGTCTCTGGTGCGATTCGAAACACGAGCGAGGCCGTGTCGTGACCCCGCGATACGCCCGTCTCGTCTCGCTCCTCCGCGCCGTCGACGCGCGCGAATGGATCGACGCAGAGGCGATCGAATACCTCGGCATGCTCGTCACGTGGATCAATGCCACGGGTGAGGGTCCGAGCGTCAACGGCCGCGCGCTCGTGCTGACAGAGGCGGGTGCGTTCTCGCTGTCGAGCGACCAGGTGTGGGTGGCTCCGGAGGGTGACGATGCTCCGATGGTGCTGATGCAATGACTCCCCTGACAGAGCGGCTGAATCGTGAGCAAGTGGCAGACCCTAGACGTGGAGGAAGCGAAATGATCCATTGCACACTGATGATTACGCGAGCGCACCTCGAGCAGCTGGGCGCCTGCGAGGACGGGCTGGCCCTGTACGATTCGTTCGCAGCCGGGGCCGACGAGGTCTCTGTGGTCTGGGACCAGTTGGCACAGGTGTGGACGTCCCGCGCATACCCGGGGTTCGCGTCGTGGCTGCGGGATACTGGGATCACGCCGTGGTTCACCCTGCGCGGGGCCGATCTGCGCGGGGCCGATCTGCGCGGGGCCGATCTGCGCGGGGCCGATCTGCGCGGGGCCGATCTGAGCGGGGCCGATCTGAGCGGGGTCTGGCGGTACCAGTCTGACGCCTCAATCCTGGGGTGGCACCAGCGAGGCGGGCGTCTCGAGAGGGATGCGAAATGACTGGACAAGATAGGATTATCGAAGCGCTGCGGGCGTGGCCCGAGGTCACCACTCGGCAAGCGGGACTGCTTTTTGCGGCCGGGTGTGCGTACGATTCCATACTGGCAGTGTCCGCCCAGGGCATATCGACGCAGGCTCGCGGACTCACCGCGGCAGGACACGCACTACTCTCCCTCGCCGCCGAGCGCGACCGTGAGAGGCTGCGCGCGGAGTGGCAGCATGCAACCGCGCAGGCTCTACGGGCGTTTGGCGACTGGACGCGGGCTGTCACCGCTGGACACAAGGCAGAGAAAGAAGCGGGTGCGCTGGACGTAGCGGCGCAGCGGCGAGAGTCGACACGTGCGGCATATGTGGCCGCGGGAGGTGTGGTGTGAAGACTGTCACGATTTCACTGCCCATAGACGAGGCGAAACTGCTCTCTCGACTGCTCTACGAGGCCGGAGACGCGATGCCGAACACTCTGATTTGTGGATGGATCAACGAGGCCAGCGAAGGAGACCCACAGAAAGAGGACGAGCTCATGGCCAGCTTTGCAGCGAAGGCGATCGCTGCCGGATTGCTCGATCAGGAAGAGTTCGACGACGACGGAGAATTGCAGGTTTGGCAGGCGTTCGCGCTGTTTGAGCAAATGGTGTCGGAGGCGATCGATCGAGTGGAGAAAGACGGATGACCGCCACCATCTACGACGCTCCCACCGTCGCACGACCCGAGAGCAACGACCGCAAGCTGAAGCGAGCCCTCCGCGCCGCGCTTCAATGCGTCTTGGCTGGCGGTTCTCCCGATGACGCGATCGACGCGGTAGAGGACGTGGATCCGCATCTGGTCTCGCCCAAGTTTATCAAGCTGGGGGATGAGTGATGGCCAACCGATCTATTGACCTGGCGGAGCACTGCCGCGAGGTGTCCTTCGTTGTGGAGTACGAGCATCACTTTCTCAACGGCGACGGGCTATGCGAAGCCGTCTCGGCGCACAGTGCGACCGAAGCGCTCGAATGGGGCGAGGACAGGGGCGACGTGGTCAGCGTGACGCGTGAGCCGCTGTTCGACCGCGGCGAGTCTGCGCGCACGTGGCTCGACGCCGGATACTCGTACGAATGCGAAGCGTGCTCTCATCGCGTGAGTAAATACGTCGAGGGCATATTCTGCGACGACACAGAGACGGGCGATGGCGTGATCGTGGGCGAGCGGGTGTATTGCTCGCAGGCGTGCGCGGACGGGCGGCCGGAAGAGCATGAAGAGGAAGAGGGATGAGCACTGTCCATATCGCTAATCGATTCTTCGCCGTCATGTTTCACGGCGACCATTTCAAAGGCGCCGTCGAGGCACGGTCGGAGGACGATGCGCTGACGCTCTGTCATGGCTACGACCAGGCTGGCAGCGACTTCGCCTCATACGTCTTTTATTGGGGAGCAACGCGCGGATTCGACGACGAAATGTACCTCGCCGAAAACTGGCCAGCGGCTGCTATCGATAAAGCCAGGGCCGCGGTCAACACGCTCGGGAACATGCCGGCGTATCCGGGGCGGAGCATCGATCACCGCGGGTGGATTTGCGTACTCCGATGGTTCGCTAGGCCGGGAGAGAATCAATGAGCCTCGCCGAGGCGATTCAAAAGGCCCGCGAGAAGGCGGGTATAACGCGGACGGAGCTCGCCCACCGCGCCATGGTGGACAATTCCTACGTCACGCTAGTCGAAAAGGGCTCGCGTTTGCCAAGCCTCCACGCCATCGATCGGCTCGCCGACGCGCTCGGAGTGTCACCGCTGGCGCTGTTCATGGCCGGCGCTTCGGACGACGAGCGAGCGGCTGCGATGCGGCAATACGACAGCGACGGGAGTGCCAAGTGACCGCCCTCGCTTCCCCCACACTCCTCACCAAGCGCGAGGCGCCATGAGCAGCGCCGCCGAGCTCGAGGCCATGGCAGAGAGCCTGGAGCAACACGCCGCACGTCTGCGCGAAGAGGCCGCCGCGAAGCGCGCATCGTCCTCACGAAGTCGCTCGCCGCTCCGTCTCGTGCGTAAGCTGGAGCCCACCGCCGAACAGCAAGCTACCGCCGAGCAAGTGATCGCGAAGCTCAAGAGGGAACGAAAATGAGACCCCAGGGATCAGGCAGCACCTACGAGCAGGATGGCCGATGGTACGCGCGCCTCCCGCCGATCTACGGCCGCAAGATCATCGGGTCGTACGACACCCAGCAAGAGGCGCTAGACGCACTCGATGTGACGCTCGCCGCGATTGCCGCCGACGGGCTCAAGGCCAGCGGGCCCGAGACGCTTGCAGCCTACGGAGATCGTTGGCTCGCACGCCGAAACGGCATGCGCTCCGCGGGCACGCAGAACGCGCTCTGGTCCAAGCACATCGCCAAGTCGGCGCTCGGCGCGACGCCGCTTGTGGACCTGAGCAAACGGCAGATCCGAGAGTGGGCGCACTCACTCTCCGCGGTGCGCCGACATGACGATCGCGGGCCGATCTCGAAACAGACGCGCGTGCACCTGCTCAACCTCGTGCGCCGCTGTCTCGGTGACGCCGTCGACGACGAGATCATCAAGGCGAACCCCGCGATGGGAGTAAAGATCGCCGCCGAAGTCACGACGGATCCGGGCTGGAAATACCTGCTACTCGAGCAGCAGACCGCGCTCCTGAACGCATGCCCGGAACCGGAGCGATGGATCGTCGAGACGGCACTCTACAGCGGGTGCCGCAAGAGCGAGCTATGGTGTCTCCACGTCAACGATGTGCACCTCGACGACGCGCAGCCGTGGCTTTGGATCCGCTACGGCGGGCGCAAGGCCGGCAAGCTCGGACCCACGAAGAGCGGCACGCCGCGCCGCGTGTCACTGCCTCCCGCTGGCGTGACGGCTCTCCGCAAGTGGCTGGACGCGCTCCTCGAATATACCAAGGGCAAGGCGCGCGTGAGCCGCAATCCTCACGGGCTCGTGTTCCCCGGCAGGCTCGGCGAGTACCGCGACAAGTCGAAGCAGCCGGCGAGCTGGAGCAAGGCGCTTGCACGCGCCGGTCTCTCGATCCGCTGGCATGACCTACGGCACACGTGCGCATCGTCGCTGGTCGCAGGATGGTGGGGGCGCGCGTGGACGCTGCAAGAGGTCAAGGAATACCTCGGACACAAGTCGGTGACGGTGACCGAGCGCTACGCACATCTCTCGGGTGGGCACCTCGCGAGCGCTGCGGCCGCAACATTCTTGGCGGATGCTCTGCCAAGTGACGGCGACGTGGAAGAGCTGTCGAGGCTCGTTTCTCGGTCGGGAAGACTGGATTCGAACCAGCGACTTCTTGCTCCCAAAGCAGTAGAAAA